TAGAATAAAGCATACCCGAGCCTAGACTGAAAAACAGGGGACGAAGACCATTCCAAGTTCCATAAGGATCACCTGCATTAGTTACTAAAAAATAGTAGTTACCTTCATCGTTTCTCTGTATAACACCGACAGAAATGCATATAGCTCGGTACTGACCGCCAGTAGCGATATCTCCAACAGAAATATTTGGTACTCCTATCGTCTTTACACCAGATGAATCTATGCTTAATCCTACTGTATTTCCGCCATATTGAAAGTAATGTCCATTTGCTTTATAATTCATAGATTTCCACGCTACATTAGGGGCAATACATACCAAATATCCTGCATCATTCGCTGTTGAATATCCAAACCCAACGCCAGGTGATGTCCCGCCCATTCCTCCGCTCGTTACGAATAAACAGTTTGATCCATCCCATGTACCAGCAGAACTAAAGATAAACATAGAACCCATCCGTATCCCAAATTGTGTTGAGTTCGCTAATGTATATCCTGCTAAAGTAAGAGTTCCTCCACATTTAAAAGCACCGCTTATCGCCATACTTCCCGTTCGTGTGTCAAAACCTCCACGGACTGTATCATCCGCATTGCAATGAAAGGCGATCCCATTCCATGATCCTATACATAGCGGATTAGCGACAGAAGTAGGATCATAATTATCAGCTGTCCCACTAAAGATATTAGCACCGTTGTACTGATATGCTGAATAGCCAGGTAAAGAGAACAGAATACCATTCCCTTCCCCTGTTGCTACATTAGTTCTTATAGGAACATAGGATGTTATCTTATCAGATAATACTTCCAATTTATAATTTCCTGCTATTTGAGTTGCTACGTTATATGATGCATTTAACACTAAATCTGATGCTCCTGTACCTGTAGTAATACGAAACGTGGCACTATTCCCTCCGTTGTCAAAAGTAACCTTTTGAGATCCACTTAAAAACCATTTGATATCAGTATTCAAAAATATTCCAGCAGACGTAGAAAAGTTTAAATTACTCATTAAATTAAGCGTAGGAGCCGTTACAACTTGCGTGCTCGGATTATATGTAAATGCATTATTAACACCGATCACGCTGGCGGTTCCTGTATTCCCCACAGATCCTATATAGTATCCTGTATTACCCGTGATATTTGCTACTACCACACTGGCCGATACCCCAGGAGAACCTGTTACTCCCGTTGCTCCTGTAGGTCCTATTGCTCCTGTACATCCTGTTGTTCCAGTTTCTCCCGTGTATCCTGTTACTCCAGTAGCTCCTGTATTAACTGCCGTCCCATCAACACCTTGTGCTCCAGTAGGACCTGTAGTTCCTGTACGTCCAGTAGCTCCTGTGGCTCCATTGTAGAATACCTGATGAACGTTAGCATGAACAGAAGCCGTTTCAGGAATACTACCTGATGCAGATTGATAGAGTAACCGATTAGAAGCTGACGTAGAAGACCAGTAAAATTGAAAATTGCTACTTGATGTAGTAGTTGTATATATAAAAGACATTACAGCAATTTGATGCCCACTGCTCCCTCCTCCACCGCTACCAGATTGTCTGTAGTGAAAATTACTATAAGGAATGACAACACCATTGACATGAGCCCATGTATTGATTTCACTGTTATTCGTAATAAAATCTAACTGTAACTCTATGATAAATTGATACGTCCCTACGTTATCTACTTGAATACCACGAGTTGATGATCCACCTGTTGTTGAAATGTTATTCTGTACTGTGACGGTGTCTATGTCAATGATCCGCGGAGTGTTCGCACTTGGCAGAGTCTGGGTGTATGTAGAATACCCATTAAATGAGGCACCAATGATCCCACCGAGTCCTGGGTTGCCTTGTGCTCCAGTAGCTCCTGTAGCTCCTGTATATCCAGTATGTCCTGTGTCTCCTTGTGGGACAGTCCCTACATTATATACTTTTCCACCAGTAATACCTAAGAGGCCATCATTTATCCGATTAAAAAATAAGTTACCAGCTCCATCAGTACTAATAGTAGATGCGTCTCTTGTACCAGTAGCTCCCGTTATACCCGTTAGACCCGTGGCAGATATTTTAAGATTACCTGCCGTGAGCTTACGTTCATTTAGATCTACATCATTTAAAGCTCCTTGATAAGGAACGTATGCTCCTGTAGCTCCCACAGGAACGGAATATACCAAACCACCTGTCACTCCGAGAATCCCATCATATAACCGATCAAAGAATAAATTACCGCTGTTATCAGTAGCAATCGTATATCCTAGAGCTTGCGTCCCCGTTGATCCCGTGATACCCGTGATGCCAGGATTGACTGTTGGATTAATTGTAAGTGAAGAAGCCGTTAAACGTTTTGTATTTAAATTGACATCTGCGAGAGCATTACTATACGGAACGTACTGCGAAGTGTCATTATTAAATGGTTGGGATCCATCTACCGTGTATGGAATAAAAGGCGGAGTCTGTCCGTCCAGACTCATTTAATCTATGCATATATTATAATGTTCAAAAATCAAAAGCCAATTTTGATGCCTGTTCATACAGAACCCGTCGTACATCGTAAGTTTTTAGGTGGTCTCCTTAACAGATTCTTACCAAAGTTACCTAAAGCCTTTCGCAAGTTTGTAGAAGCCCATAAAGATGAACCGATCACAAGTTTTACAGTTTATCGTTCTCCATTGGACAAAGTCAGTAATACGTTCTTGAATACCCTTACATTAGGTGATTGGGATAATATCAAACAAAAGGCGAATGTAGATAAACTCTTTCATATTTATGCTATAATTAACGGCAAATATATTTATGAAAAGCTCTCCGTTCCCGTATTAAAAAATGCCTCAGGGGGAGACCTGAGTCGGTCTGGTGCAGAGTCCATGGATGCACCAATAAATAAAACTGTAACGATTGGGGACTTCGTTGATAAGGCAATTAAGCGAATGGGTGACGACTATTACAGTTACGATGGGTTTAAAAATAATTGCCAGGACTTTCTGTCTAACTCTCTGTCAGCGTCAGGACTTGGTAATAGTGCTACGCAGAGTTTTTTAAAACAGGATACGAAACGGCTTATAGAAGAGACACCAGAATATAGTAAGTATCTCGGTAAAGAAATTACAGATTTAGCTGGTGCCGCCACAAAAGCGTGGTCTGAGCTAACAGATAAAAGAGGTGGTCGCAGACATCATAATCGTGCGTTTGATTCTAATAGGAATCGTCGGTTACACTAGAATGATAGATGATATCTTGACTGTCATATTTCTTATCTGTTTATTGATCTGGGTATTCGGATATGTAGAGCTTAAAGGATGAATGGTAATTAATAGTAGATAACGGCAAATGGTCAATTATGCGAATGGGAAGATTTACAAAATTGAACATGTCAGCGGAGAAGGTGACGTATATATTGGATCTACTACGAAGGAGTACCTGAGCCAACGGATAGATAAACACCGAAGTTGTTATAAACAATGGAAAGCTGGTAAAAGATGCCACATTAGAAGTTTTGATTTATTTGAAAAATATGGCGTTGAACATTGTCGTATCGTATTACTTGAAGCGGTTCTGGCGAATAGTAAGGATCAACTTCTTGCCAGAGAGTCGTTTTATATTAGATCATTAGAATGCGTGAATAAAGTAATACCTGACAGAAGTAAAGCAGAATATTATACAGATAACCGAGAAAAAATTAATCAAAGAGCAAAAGATTTTTATGCAGATAACCGAGAAAAAGTTCTTCAAAAAATGAAAGAAAAATATACGAAAGAAAAATATACTTGCGTTTGTGGTAGTATAATTATAATTGTTAATAAATACCAACATGAACGCTCGGAAAAGCATAAGAAGTTCATTGAAAAGACAGTTCAAAGTTCCCCTTCGCAAATGACAGAGTCGGAACAACCTTAGGCTCCTTTTTAGGCTTAGCTTCCTTTTTAACTTTTGGTTGCTTAGGTTCCTTCGGCGGTTTTGGCTCTTTAGGTGCCTTTACAGCCTTCGGTGGCTTCTCTTTCTTTGGTCTTGGGATGTAATGGGATTTATTATATTCGGACATCTCTAACATTCTGCTCTCCCTATTAATGTTATAATACGTTTTGTTATATTCCCGCATACGTAATTTTTGTTGTTCTCGGTGGGCATTATAATATTTACGTTGCCGTTCCTTAAGAACGTCTTTATTTCGCTGGTAGTAGCTCATTAAGTAAAGATTGATTAGGGCTTTATATCAATTTTTTACAGAGTTCAAATGTCGGTTTGTTCTCCTATGCTTGGCAAGATGTCTGTACGTACTCGTTACTCCGCACTCACATGTCACTATGCGTGCGTTATATTCCATAGCCTTCTCCTTGTTAGCGGAGTAATAATCATGACGGTATTCTTTAAGCTCTTCCTTGGTAATGACAGACCTTATTTTATTTACGCTAAGCAGATTATCCATCCAATACCTTTCCCTTGCAAAGAGTTCTTCCTGGGTAGCACATGGGAAGTCCTCTACCAATTCTACTTTGGCGTCACCATGCTGTAGAATTAAAAAAGATGATAGCTGGACTCGGCCACCATCTTTCTTATAGGCATTATATAGACATTTATGTTGATTGTACCGTGTAGTGATAGGCTTTACTGTAGATCCCACATATACTTGGTCGGTTTTCTCGGATGTTATTTTATATATTTTTCCTTCCTGATAGTTTGGCATTCTACCGTAGAGGTGATAACTTCTATTGAGCTCTGGACGCATCATTCGGCTTCAAAGAACTCGGGAGTTTCTGGCCATTCTACCACAAATCCCAGGCGAGCGTAGGTATCTTTGATATATAAAAGGGTAGTTAAATCCAAATAATCTTTTAAGATGAGCTTGTCATGAAGAAAATGCTTTTGATAATACATGCCTTTCGCATCCGTGTTGTGGAAAGCAATCGTAATATTATCCTTTTTAAGGGTAATATAAGGTACTTTATTGACACGGTATAAAGATGACATGATTATACTTATATCGTGAAGGTGCTTTAAGTCCTATCAAATATTTCAATCAATTTTTATTCATCAAATGGATCATATTTATATGCCGTATTAGAACGGCATAAAGGACATTTTTTCTCCCATGGAGCACCTTTTAATGTCTTAAAGCAATGCGTATGAAAGAAATGCCCGCATTCAGTTTTTATCCATCGCCCTTCATTTTCCATGCAGATACTACAATCTCCTCCTTCTTCTTCGGTTCTAGTGTATCGGTATAAATAACATGACTTACACCAGCTATCTTTAATAGCCAACGTTCCACATTGGCATATTTTAAAATCTGTTATACCTGAAATCATCTCTTTAACTTGTTCTATAGAGATATTTTGTTCTTCTTTTTGATCTTCTGTCCTTGTGAAAATTGTTTTATGATAAATAGTATTATCATTTAACATAATTTTAATATCTATATCACATCTTAAACGACATCTGCATTCATTATCATTATAACCACGACCACATGCGTCATCGTGAAATGTTATGTCACGCTGAAGGTTTGCCTTTAGTATTTTATTAATCCTCATCTCAGCAATGATATAATTGCCATCATTTTCTTCATATTCCATAGTAAGTTCTTCACGTGTTTTCGGTTGAATACTTTCGTCATAATGTAAGTCAAGTAACCTATGAATAAGTTCTTTGTTTCGGTTGGTAAATGTGATGATAGACATGGTTATATGATAATCACGTCTTTGATCTAAGTATGAATCGTGGTAGTTCTTTAGGTTCTTTTTATCGTCAATTTTTATTTCAATTTTTATTTCAATTTTTTTACAGAACTTTTAAACAGAGTTTTTCTACCATATCTTTAAAGCCTGGTGTTCTATCTTGTTTAAACTCCCTATAATTCTCAATATAATATGTCTCTTCAATTACCTTTACAGAATCTTTCATAATACAGACAGCTACTCCTGTTGGAATTATTTGCCAATTACCTGCCGAATCTACGAAGGATATTTCTTTATAGATTTGATATGGTGGCATTTCATACGTCATGTGAATCCCTTTCATCATTCTAGTGTCGTACATTAAGAGATTACTATATTGTTTAACATATCTACGTTTATCATCTTCCATCTTTAACTCAGCAACCATTTTACAGATTTCATAGAATATGCCTTGCTCTATACGTATCATTCTGTTAGTCATCAATATCTTCTTCGTCAGATTCTTTCGCTTTAGCTCTCAGACGAACCAACTGAATCTCTTGTTTATAAGCCTTTATATCACTTTTTAGCTTTTTAATCTGTTTCTCTAACTTCTCTGTTACTTCCTCAGAATCTTGTTTGGCTTTCTTTACTTTCTTATCACATTCTGCCTCATGCTTCTTCATTTTCTGTTCATTTGCCTTTACAGACTTTTCCCAAAACTCAATAGCTCCTTGTTCTTCATTTAAACGTCCTAAGTTTCTACTCTCGGCACTATCGTAAAATGACTTATAATGATTCATATCCGTTGTTACCGTATTAATATTTGACTGTAAGATTCTAATATCTTCTTTCATTTGTAGGCATCGTTCTTTGTTCTTTTCATATTCGGCAAACTCATCTGTTTCCATAATAGCCTTACAGCGTTTAGCTACCTCTTTAGCTTCGTAAAGTTCCTTCATAAAAACTTTGTTCTTCTCATCAAGTTCCTGTTTCGCTTTAGCTACTTCTTCGTTGATATGATTGCGACAGAAAGCGATGTCATTAATAACTTTAACAGGACGATGAACAATCCATTTAAATAGTTCTAACAGATTTTTCTCTGTAAGTCCTTCTTTGACTAATTGACAGAAAGCTGATCGGTGTTTATCAGCATGTTTCTGTATATGTTTAGTAGCCGTCGCAGAGTTTTTAAAAGTCTGTTTAGATCCAAAGTCTGCATATAGCTCATCATCTAATTCATAGGATCCATCAGCTTCTAGTATGTTAATAGCTTCCCTTAGTTGCGTTCTGCTACGTAAGTCCCATACTCCTGTCTCTTCATCACGAAAAAGACGAAAGAGATCATTCCAAATATATTCAGGATGTGTCTTAAGAATATGGGTAATATAGGTATCTTTGCGAATAGTTTCGTTGCAAGTGTTGCACATAGTAGTCATTGGGTGAGCCATTTCTATAAAGCCGGGAGAAGATTATTTTCGGAGTTTGAACACATATCCGATGGCTCCGTTTGGTCAATTTTTATGGGTGAATTAGAATAAAAAAGATGATTAATTTCTTCCTTTTTAATGTAATTAATGGATAAAGTAAATCCGAAAAAGAGTCGTTAAAAATTGACGTTTCGGATGGTCTCAACTCCCCCAGGGGTCTAATAGAATAAATATTTTTACTACTTTCAATTTCTACTACTCTATAAAAAAAAAGTTAAGAGTCCTACAGAGATTTTGGAAGTAGTACCCTAAAAGTGATATTTTTCCTTAGGGTATTTCGGATAATGATATTTTCTAAATAATCTATTAATTGTATTAAGAATAGTGAAAAGAGGTAATAAAATGATGTCACCAGTAAAAATCAATTCGGATCACTTCCCCAAGCCATCTTCTACAAAGGTAACAGTTTTTTTCCAGACATAAATTTTCTCTCCAACCGTCTTCAGACACCCAGGACGCTTCTTAATCGGCATCTCAATTACTTCCGCTTCTCCTAGACCCGTCAAACATTCATACATTGCGGACGGCATATTAAGCACCATATGACCACCAATAGACAGATAATACCATGCTGACATCACAACAGGAACGAAGAAGCTATTGATAAAATCATCACGAGACTCATACTCTGGCATGCCTTGATATTTCTCTAACATAAAATAAGGTGGAGACGTAAAAATCATGTCGTACTTCACGGAAGAAAAATCAAATGTTTCCGCAGGTTGAAAGAACATCTTTACTAGAGCCATGGGATCATAACGCTGTATCATTTCACGGTAAGGAGTTTTTAGTTCTACGTTGGAATCTATCCCTATGTAAGGGACACCCATAGACATTGCCCCTAAACAACGGCCTCCCCAACCAGCCGAGAAGTCTAACACGGTAGAGGGCTCATACCGTTGATAGATATACTTGGCAATACTAGGACGGAACTGATTAACTGTCCCGTAATAAAGCTCATATCCCGCGAATAATGACGGTAAGTCTGTTCCCCGTTTGATACGTTCTGCTATCTGAACTAACTTCTCGTAATCATTTTTATATATTTCAAAGAAGGTAGTATCATGATGCTTAGATCTCGTCTGTAGTCTGTAATAAAAGAAGAAGTAGTCTAACGCCTTAAGACCTGCCCGTTGCATAGTTAATGTACCGTTAATACACTTTAAAGAATTATAATTAATAACAGCTTCTGCTAAGGTGATCGGTCGGATCTGTTGTGTGATGTCCATCTGGTAAGAAAACAGAAAGATATTATAGATGCGTACTTTAGAATTATTCTCAGGAACTCAATCCTTTTCAAAATATATAAAACAGAGATATTCTGCAGATACGGTCACGGTTGATATCATTAGTAGATTTAATCCTACTCATCATATTGATATATTAGAATGGGACTACCGAATATATCCACCACATTATTTTGATATTATATGGGCGAGTCCGCCATGTACCCAATACTCTGTAGCGAAGACCCAAGGTATAAGGGATTTAGAAGGAGCGGATACCCTTGTTAGGAAAGCATTTGAGATCATAGATTATTTTGAGCCTAAACAATGGATATTAGAAAATGTGGGAACAGGATTACTCGTAACACGTATGAAAGACATTAGAGCATGTAATATGTATATAGCAGATTACTGTGCGTATGGAAAATCTGTTAGAAAGCGGACAGCCTTTTGGTCTAATGTCAAATTGGAGCTATTGACATGTCCAGGTAAGAATACTTGTCCAAGTATAGTAAATGGTCGTCATATTAGTTCTGTAGGGAATGGACTAATAGAAAAACCGATTAAAGGTATATCACGCTTTGAGCATCGCAATAGCATACCGAGAGAATTGATAGAACATATCGTAAGGGAACTTAAAGAAAAAAGTGGAGTGGTTCAATATTAACTCACCAGAGGAGCCATCTGCTTAGCTTTTCCCCTAAAGTCTGTTTAGTATGTCTTATATGATATAACCGCCTACGTTCATCAGCGTATGCCTTCCCTTCTTCTTTCAAATAAGTCGGATAATCAAAAAAATTTATATCGCCAATACTTTTAATAAATTGATCGTCTTTATAGACATCAATTTTTTTACCTTTTTTCTTGCTCGGATATACGTCTAATCCCCATCGCTTAGCCTTATGTTTAGTATAGTCTGTTATATGATACATCTACTATATCATATAATCTCTGCTATAGCGAGCTGGATATTTTAAAAAGAGTTCCTGTCCAACCTGAATATCCTGTAAGGCATACACGGCACGTTTTGTAAAATGTACATTAGGTTCCCGTGACTCATTCATCCAATGTGATATATTGTCATAGTCTTTTCCATTAAGAATCTTATTCTGTCTGCGAAGCGAATACGTTCGGCTAATATCATTACCATACAGATTCTTAAAGGTAGATAGAGTCATTTCTTCTCCCACATAATCTGCTAACTTCGTACCCTTCTTAATAAATTCTGTAGCAAAGACTCCATTGCCGTGAATAGTTGATGGACGTACTTCATACATTTATTTATACAAAATATTATTCTTTTGATAAACCAGATGAGCGTAGTTGAAGTAAATGAAAAACCAGTGAATGAAATTGTTGTCCCCGACACCACAGAAAAGAAGAGTCCTATCGCTAATGTCATTAAGAAGACCCGTACTCGTACCAAGATCACTAAGGAACCCATTACAGAAGTTACTAAGATCATTGTAAAGGAAAACCCTCCTGAACCTATTAAAAAGGAAAAGAAACCCGCAAGTGAAGCACAACTACGGTCGGTAGCAAAAGCTCGGGAAGCTAGAGCACTTAAAGTAAAAGCCGAAAAGGACAAATTAGAGGAACTCACAGCGAAGAGCTTAAAGGAACATAAGGACGTAGTGGATCAAAAGGTAAATGAACTTAAAGAGGAACATCCTAATGTCCCCGTTAAAGTTGTTAAGGAACGTAAGCGACGTATGCCCACGGTTAAGGAAGATCAACCGTTACCCGCTCCTAAGGTAAAGGCTCCTAAGCCTCCTAAGCCTCTTAAGGTAAAGGCTAAGCGTCCCCTTCCGCCCCGTCGCTATGAAACGTCAGCCACGTCAGATAATAACTCAGAGTCGTCCGATGATACCCAGACAGAATCTGACAGCGAATCTGACAACGAACGTAAGGATACTAAATATATTCGTAAGGCAGAACGTCGTATCCAGGCAGTTAAACAAATTGATGAGAAGTTAAAACATCATGGCAATAAGTACTTTCAAAATAATTTGAGCATATTCTAATAGAATGCCATTTACTCAGCTACTTATTAATAATGATAACAATAATAAGTATTTTACATTACCTATTACGGGTAAAGCCTGCGTACGTGTCTTAAGTGTCCAGTACATGGACGGTACTACGGCTAGACGTGTCCTACAGGTGCAATCTGACAATTTGTACTTTGCTTATTCGCCACAGAAATTCTTAACTGTTATCGCAGCACCGCCTACGGTAAGCCAGGCCAACGTATCGGTTGATGTGTCTCGCGATGACTATCATTTAACGGATCAACCATTCAATGGTAATATTCTTATCAATTTAGTACAGCTTTCTTCATCGGACGCATCAGCTCTTCCCGCTTCATTTATCTGTCTTGTCTCGTTGAGTTTTGATATGATCAATAAAGACTTTACTCAATAGAATGAATCTTATGCGACAGAAACCGCAAACAGGCCGTCTTACGTCCGGTGGAATAAATTACGTCATTCATCATGAGCAAACATTTCTAATTCCAAATGAACAAAAAGAATATGATCCGACACCGAGAAGATCTGTCCAGCCTATTAAATTGGATACCTACGAAAAACCCCAAAAGAAAAAATCATCTAAGTATCAACGAAAATAATTTAATATTTTTATTATTTTCATATGAGTAGAATAAGATGTCTTTACACACCGTTGGAACAGGATATACCCAATACATTTTACCCGCTTCGTTTGATTCAATCCCCGAATCATGGAAATCAAATAAGTGTGCTAAGCCGATCGCCTCATCCATGCAGACGGTAAATGTGCCTTCTTTGTCAGGTGATCAAACTTTAGGTGGCTCCTCCGTCATCCAGATTCCCTGCGGTGCTGGTGCAGGTATCGCCATGAATGCCTACGTTCGCTTTAGTGTTAAGTTTAGCGGTGCAGCCCCCGTTAATAGTGCTTCATGGTACTTCAAGGGTCAAGTAGCCGCCGCCACTGCATGCGTCAATCGTATCTCTACTTACGTGAATTCCGTTCAAGTAGATAACATCCAAAACGCATGGGCAGCCTACGATTGTATGTTGGCTAACTCCACCGCTAACGACTGGCTGACTCATGATGGTACCCTTATGTTGGGTTGTGGTGTATCATACAACACGGCCGCCGCCGCAATTAACCCTACAGTGAATTACACGTTTGCTATGCCTCTTTTGGGTCTCTTAGGAAGCCAACAGGCCGTGCCACTTTACCTTATCAACGGGACGCTACAGCTCCAAATTGATTGGCAATCAGCTATTGCTTCCATCTATAACGTTGGTGTCGTCAATGTTGATCCCGCCTTTACGGGTATGACCGTGTCCAACGTCCAGTTGGTCTATGACAAGATCATGCCTGAACAGAACTTCATTGAGAAGGTTCGCCATGACATGATGCAGGGTGCTAAGTACGTCTATGCCTATACTAACTTATCTACGGTCACTCTCCCTACTACCTTTGGTACTGCCGCTGGTACTCTCAATTTGAACTACGGCTTAAACGTATCATCGTTGCAAGGTATCCTGGCTACCCAATACAATTCGGCAAACTTGTCAGCTACTGCCGCCGCTAACTATGCTTACAGTTTTGCTAATGCTTTGTCATCCTTCCAGGTATCATTGGATGGTCGTCTTATTAGCTCACTTCAGCTTAACTCTATCACGGATCCTGTCCTGTTGTATGCCGAGGCACAGAAAGTGTTGGGTCGTCTCTTTGACTCATCCATTACTTCTCCTCTAGTCAATACTGCCGCCACTGGTCTCGCAAACGGTGGCTTCGCATCAGGCGGAGATTTCCTTACTCGTTACTTCGTAGTAGGGGCATCAGCACAGAGAATCAACGAAGGCCTTGCCTTCCAAGGGAGCCCGTGTTCCATTATGAACATCCAGGTACAGCTTGGGGGAACAACCAACGGTGTAGCCTCCGCATCAAGCACGATGTTCTTCATTCTTCTCAGTGCCTTCCAGCTATTGATTGATGCTACGGGCAGTGTTGAGATCGTTCGTTAAAGTCCTTAGACCTCATAAAAAAACATAGTATATTAATAATAATTATTATCATTAGTATAAGATGGGAGCTACAGTCTCTAACTTCGCAAAAGAAGCCGCAAAAGATGCTCTTAAGTGGGTAGCTAAGAAAGGCATTAGCTGGGTAGGTGCAAAGATTCCTATTATTGGAACACCAATTGCTGACGCTATTAACCGAACTTTTAAGAAGGGCGGAGTATGCAAAGCTTACGCCGACGGTGGAGTCGTGGAGAAACTTAAAGAAGAAGGTATCAAGACTCAGGTTGTTAATACTCCCGCTCAGCTCATTGCCGCCATTAAGAAGTTTCCCGAAGCCGCCCAGAAGGCAGGTCTTACGGTTGAGATGGTAAAGGATGCTAAGGATCAAAAGGTGGGCAACGCTATGTCTAAGCCTGTAGAGGAAACCGCTGTTCAGGATGCCCCCATGATGAAACGTGGCGGACGTAAGGCAGGTCTTCATGGTCACGTTGAGGAGATCGCTAGCCATGATGAGGAGCCCGTTAAGCAACGTCGCAAGAAGGCAAGTAAGCGGAGACACCGAGAGCCTTCCCCTGCAGATCTGATGGCTCATGGGGGAGTACGTCATGCCTCCGTGGCATCTCTGCCGTATTCAAACTTAGATCGGCTGAATAATTATGCTCGGGGAGGACAGCACTTAGATGTAGGTCTTCAATCTGGGAATGAATCTTATGTTCAACTTCACCATGGGAAGCGTCATGGACTTCATGGGAAACATTAATCTTTTCTTCATCATCTTCTTCGTCATCGTTAAATTGGTCTATAGCATTTTGTATGCATGCTCTCTCTGCTTCTTTCTTTTCTTGTCGTGTGATCGTACATACGGTTGGCGGTAATGTTTTAATAAAGCGTCTCATCATCTCATGAAGCTGATCATCAGTTGGTTGTTGGTACTCTGCCATCTATAGGTTTATTCTTTTTTTATTTAACAATCCGTACGCATCCAGGGTTTAAACCCATGTATATATGGTTTAATCCCTTGTTTAAGGCTTTAAACCATATATATAGTAGTTTAAACCATGTTATAGGGCTTAAAGGATCTATTAAAGATCTTTAATAGATCCTTTAAGCCCATTTTAAGCCTTTAAACTGGTTTA